AATTGAGACGGAAGAACGTATTCATGAAATAACCCAAAATATAAAGGAATGTAAAAGCAAGAAAAAGGAATATTTTCTTGACAATTCCAAATATATATTTGGTTATTTTGAGAATAAAAAAAATATATCTACAGGTTCCATAACCAATAAAAGCCAAATCCTTAACTCATTCTTTAAAATAAAAGATGAAGAAACATCCGTAAATCAAGACGATAAAAGGAATAATATCGTTCAACAATATTTAAGTAATATTGATGATACGTTTATCAATGTAAACTTATTTGTGTGTCCAACGGATATTTGTAAGTATTGTTTCAAGGGCGAATTAATACCACAAGAAGATGAGGGTACCTTGTTATGTAATTTGTGTGCGAGAAATGTTCCCTATCTAATTGAAAATGAGAAGCCGTCATATAAAGAACCCCCCAAAGAGGTTTGTTTTTATGCTTACAAGAGAATTAATCATTTCAAGGAAATTATCGCACAATTTCAAGGTAAGGAAACGACGCAAATACCCGTAGATGTGATTGAAAATATAAAACTTCAGATTAAAAAGGAGCGAATCGATCTTAACCAAATTACGAATAACAAAACCAAGGAAATTCTTAAAAAGCTTGGTTACAACAAATACTATGAACATATTCCATTTATTAAAGATAAGCTGGGAATAAAACCACCGATAATGTCACAGGAATTGGAAGACACCCTGTGTAATTTGTTTGTTGAGTTACAGGCACCATATTCTAAATTTTGCCCTAATGACCGTGTCAACTTTTTGAACTATTATTACACCGCCTATAAATTGTGTGAACTGTTGGGCGAAGACCAATTTCTGGAACACTTCCCTCTTTTGAAGGATCAAGAGAAACGAATTGAACAGGACACAATTTGGAAACAAATCTGCGAAGAGCTTGATTGGGAGTTCTTTCCTACACTCTAATCCACCTTTCATAACTTCGTGAAAAAAGCGTTCAGCGAAGCAAAGAGCCAAAGTTTTGTTCTCTTTTTCATAACTTCGTGGAAAAAAGAGAGGTGGAGCCAAAGTTTTGTTCTCCGCGGGTGCGTTCAAAAAACCATATAAATCCTTATATGGTTTTTTAGGGGTCCTAAGTTGGTCTATAAGGAAACAAACTCAATTCGTTGGTATTATAAATTGAAAAATTCGGGTCAGGGCAACCGGCCCCAAGGTTTTGTCCTCCCATTTGTTTTGCGTCATACGCAAGATTTGAGTTAAAATCTGGGTCACCTAAATCATCTACAGTTCCTCCTCTCATTCTTCTTATACTCTTAGTTTTCTTATTCTGTTTTCTTCGCTTCAATCTTGTTTTCTTGCGTAATGTATTGCGCTTCATATACAATATTACAATATTTTATAATAACTTTTAGAAAAAGTTATCAAAATTTTGTTCCCTTTTTTTACACAATTTCACTTTTTTGTTACGCTTTCCGCACAGCTTAAAACACCCATTCTTTTGCTTCGCTAGAGGCGTTACATCGAAGCGGTCATCAGCGAAAAGTAACGGTTCCGTGCGCATTTCTTTACTACGTTTGAAATGCGCAAAGGTGTAAAAGGGAAGCGAGCAAAATTTTCACAACTTCGCTTTTTTACACGAAGTTATGAAAAGTGGAGAAAAATTTTGATAACTTTTTTAAAAGTTATATAAAGACTTAAAGATTTGTTACCGTATTATAGTTAGAAACCTCCGGGAAATTTTACTAAATTTGCACCAATTCCAAATCCTGCCCCACTTCTAGCCGAAACCCCCATAGTCGGCACATACGTATCGAGTATGCTAAACGTGGCGGCGGCGGTTAACGCGATTAAGACAATTTCCTCAATATTGAGGGAACGTTTAGGAATGGCATACGCCGCAATAGCGACCATAAGTCCTTCCACAAGATATTTAATTATCCTCCTAACAAGTTCAGCAACGTTGATCAGACTGTTCATTATATTAAATAAAAAGAAAAAAATATATTGTGCGATAAACAACTTAAAATAAAATACCTAAACTAATTAAAATGAGTCACTCTAAAATGAAGAATGATGGTTTTGAGCGAAAAGCTGTTGGCGGAAAACAGAACCCTAAATATGTGGACTTGTTAGAAGAGGACAAGGCAATTGCTGGGCAAAAATTTGTGTGTGTATCATTTGTTTCGCCTGAAAAGGTCATGAAGCAGAAGGAGGTATTTTATTTTGAACAATTCCTAAAGAAGTGGGAATTCAACAAATCAATGGAAAAGTTTGTCCAATTTTTGAATTTCGTTTCTTTCAAATATAACGTTTCATTTGACGATTTGTCAAACGACTTCAAGGAATTTGTGAAGGATGAGAAGGAAAATTTAGTTTCAACCAATATGACGGATGAATATAAAACGTATCTCGACAACAACGAGGAAGAACTCGAAAAGTCGTTTGGTGTCGCAAACAAATTCCAGACTTGCACAAGAGGGTTGAAAATCCGTGGTTCGTATCCCACCATAGAGGAGGCAGAGCTGAGGTGTAAGATGTTGAGGGAGATTGACCCCAATCATGATGTGTTCGTTGGGCCCGTTGGGTTATGGATGCCGTGGGATCCGGAGGCTTATAAAACGGGGAGAGTGGAATATATGGAGGAGGAACTAAATCAGCTCATGCACGAGAAGACGAAGAACGAGTCGAATGCCAAGCATGCGTTTGAACAACGTGTCAAGGAGAGTAAGCAAAAGGCGATTGAAGAGAACATTAAGAATGCTGAAAAGACCGGTAATATGCTGACCCAATCTATCGATGAACAAGGTAATCTGGTGGGCGTAAACAACATTAACACACAAGAGGGTTCAGTTAAAGAAAATGATACCATCTCTGCGGCGGATATTCGCATGGAGTTGTTCGAAGGCGAAAATATCGTTGTTGGTAAAACGGACAATGGAAAGAGCGAACTAATTAGTGGTCCTTTTGCCACGAAAAAGTAAATTTCGTATTACACCGACCAATAGTTATATTTATATTCGAAAATAAAATATTAAAGATTAGTATTTTATTTACAATTATATGTCTCACAATATAGATAAAATATACTATATTAATTTGAACAAACGGGTTACCGAAAAGAACAAATTGAAAAGGAGCTCAATGAATTTGGTTTGAACTATGAACGATTTGAAGCAATTGAAAAACATGGATTTGGTACACATGGTTGTGGGTTGTCTCATTTGGCTGTTCTCAAACTGGCAAAGGAGAACAAATATGAAAATGTACTTATTTTGGAGGATGATTTTACATTTTTGGTATCTAAGGATGAATTCGAACAAGAGTTGACTTCATTTTTTGATTTGAAAATACATTTTGATGTATTAATGCTGTCCTACAACTTGTACCAGGGCGAGGATACCGAATATGGGTTCATAAATAAAGTTAAGGATGCGCAAACGGCATCTGGATATCTAGTCAATAAACATTATTATGATATATTGATAGATCTATATGAGTGGGCAATGCCGTTACTAAACCAAACCAAACAGCATTCGATTTATGCGAATGACATAGCGTGGAAAAAATTACAACCAAAGGATAGTTGGTATGATTTTACCAAGCGAATTGGAAAACAGGCGCCTGGGTATAGTGATAACGAGCAACAATTTTTTGATTACGGTGTATAATGATTACGTTGTATAAAAATAATCATTATAAATAGTCTTATTTATGTGACCATAACAGTGACAACATTTTGGTTAAACTTTTCCAAAAAGTTTAGGATTACCATTTAGTCGCCTTTTTTACATTAATTTTTGGTCCAGCACCTCGTTTTTTCGCATTTCCGGGGTCATATTTATCATCTTCTTCGTCTGAGTTGAACCCTTTGGACAATTCCCAGAACTCCTTTGATCCTAATTTGAAGTCATTATGATTATCGGCCTTATACCAGAACACCTGATCCTGTAATTTGTTCGATTTTGAGTTGTTATTTATCACAAGACACTCATAATTCTCAGTGCATTGGTCCATGACTTGACAAAAGGACTCGAACGTGGGGAACATTCCCGCATAATTGTCATAGATGCGCCTTCGATTCGCTATGTAGGGCTCGCGCAAAATAAAAACGTAATCAATATTAGTCCTTAATACAGGCGGAACTCCTAATGGGTATTGCATAGTTATGATTAACATTATCTTCCAATGTCTTCCGTTCATGAACAGGAGACGCATCATCTTATCACGCGACCATGAGTCATCATACAAGCAATCATCTAAAATAACA